TGAGTGTATAAATCTAGAGGTGATTTAGTAACAGGAGAACCTGTCAATATTCTTCTATATTTTGCTATACTAGATAAACCTAAAATAGATTTAGTTCTTTTAGCACTAGGATTTTTAATGGTTGTACTTTCATCTATTGCCATCATAGCGCTATGAGAATTTAAAAATCTTCCAGCAAATTCAACGCCTTTTTTAGTTGAAAAAGCTTCAACATTCATAATTAATATGTGAAGCTTTACTTCATTTTTAAAAAGAGAATTTAATTTTTCTTCCTGTGTTTTTGTAATATTGGCTTGCCATAAAATAGACACTTTTTCGACATGTTTTGCCATATGTATAGGTATTTCTTGTTCATACCAATTTTTAACAACACCTTTAGGTGCTACAATTAAAGCACCATTAATTTTACCCTTATCATAAAGCATAGATATATTATCTATCAATACTTTAGATTTACCTGTACCCATTTCCATAAAATAAGCAAAAGACTCTTTATTCCAGGACATTTCCAACGCTTTTAACTGATGCGCGTATGGCTTCGTTTTAAATTTATACTTCATAATTTTTTTCTTTTTTCTTTCTTGACTTTGTATATAATAGCTATTATATCTTTTGTCAAGAAAGTAATTATGGAATACGAAAAAATTAAAAATCCAGAAAGTATAGTTTATGTATTACAGGAATTACCAGGGACAAGAATTGGGCGTCCTAAATATAATATTATAGGTGCTCAAAAATATGGTAAACTTAAAGTTCTTTTAAAAGAAAATACACAAATTATTATGAGTCCTGGTCCAATAATTTTTGAATTAAGACGTTTATTAAAAGAGTATACTTCTAAAGATTATTTATTATTATCTGGTGATCCATCTATAATTGGTATTGCATGTTCGGTCGTGGCGGATATAAATAATGGTAGATTTAATCTTCTTAAATGGGACAGGCAGGAACAAATGTATTATCCATTAGAAATTAATTTACACGAGAAAGGAAAAATAGATGAATAGTGCCTTAAAAAAGCCTTATTGTATCTATATATCAAAAATAAAACGAAAGGAAAAATATGAGTAATGAAAACTTACAACAACAGTTTGTGGAGGATGCTCCACAACAAGTAGATGAATTAAAAGATGCTTCTAGTCTATCTACACATGTTCTAGAACTACAAAAACTAGAAGATGAAATAAAAGAAGATGAAGAAAGGTTGAAACGCAAAAAGCAAGAAGCGGACAAACTTTCGGGAGAAGTTATTCCAGAAATAATGGAGTCTTTAAAATTAAAGACTATGAAATTAGCTGATGGTTCTGGAATAGAAATAAAACAAATTTACAGCGCAACAATTCCTGTAGCAAATAAGGAAGGCGCTTTTCAATGGCTTCGAGATAACGACCTGGGTGATCTTATTAAAAATGAGGTTACTGTTTCCTTTGGTCGAGGCGAAGATAACAAGGCGAGCAATTATGCAAACCTTGCGAGAGAAAATGGGTTTGAACCAGCCCAAAAGCTGAAAGTTGAACCCATGACTCTCAAAGCAGTGTACAGAGATCGAGTTGAAAAAAAATTAGACTTGCCCTCTGAACATTTTAATCTGTTTAAGGGAAACAAAACAAAAATAACAAGGAGCAAATAACATGTCACAAGAAACAAACGACATAATAAAAAAACAAGGTGGAGCAATAGCTACTTTGTCTTGAAAACATAGACAAGGATGACTTGGCTTTACCTTTTCTAAAACTTCTTCAATCGAGTTCGGATGAGACTAAAAAGAAACATGCGAGTTATGTTGAAGGAGCAGAAGCAGGAATGTTCTACAATACGGTTACTAAAAAACTGTATAGTGGAGAAAAAGGTATTGAAGTAATACCCTGTTTCTACAAACTAACCTACCCTGAATGGGCACCTTTTGAACGTAAAGAAGGTAGACCTGTTAACCCTGATAGAGGACCTGAAATTTTAGCTAAAACTAAAAAGGACTCTGCAGGTAAGGATGTTTTAGATAATGGTAATCAAATTATCAAAACAGCTAATCACTTTGTGATCATTAATGGAGACAATCCAGAAAAAGCTTTAATGGCTATGAAATCTACTCAACTAAAAGTGAGTAGAGGCTGGAACTCTTTAATGCAGGATCAATTTGAAAATGATCCAAAAACAAACAAAGCGGTACCTGCACCAATGTTTTCTAGAATTTATAAATTAAGTTCTGTTGAGCATAGTGGTAGTTTTACTTGGCACGGATATAAAGTGTCTTTAATAAGAAAAGTGGATAGTGCCAATCTTTATCAGATGGCAAAAGATTTCCATAATTCTCTGAAAAAAAGTAATGCTAATGTCATGGGATCATCAGAGGAACAATCTAATTACTAGATTTTCACTCGAGGAAAATAGGGCGGGGAAAGCGAGAGTGGAACCCGCCCGAAACAGGGATCGTTATGGTAGAAAAATTTATAGAATTATTCAAAGGATATGAAGGTGATTTTGGAATTGCTGACATGTCCAAAACAGAGTTAGACTCTGAAAGAAACAAACTAAAACCAAATTATGAATGGGCAGGAAGGCCCATAGACACTTCCGATTACAAAAATCATATCGAAGGTAAAATTTCAATTGGCATACAACCATGTCGTTTAGATAAAACAGCACAATTTGGCTGCATAGACATAGATCCAAAAAACTATAAAAGTTTTAAAGTAGAATACTATCTATCTTTATTTCAACAATACAAATTACCTTTAGTTCCACTTTTATCTAAAAGCGGAGGTCTTCATTGTTATCTCTTTATGAGTGAGCCAATACCAGCGGCAGATTTAATAGATGGTTTAAAATCTTTTCTTCTGCCACTGGGATTAGAACCTAACACAGAGGTTTTTCCTAAGCAGAAAGAATTGAAAGAAGATGATAAAGGAGAAATTAAACCAGGAAACTTTATTAACCTACCTTATTATAATAACGGATCAACTAATAGATACGCAGTAGATAAGGACAATTCTAAATTATCTTTAGAACAATTTATAGAGTTTGCTAATCAATCAAAAATAAACAAAGAAGATTTAAATAAATTAGTAGAAGAAACACATAAAAATATTTTATTAGGAACAAATCCAGAGTTTGAGGACGGTCCTCCATGTTTAGCTTTATGTTCAAAAAGAAAATTAGACGATGGTAGAGATAGATTTATGTATAATTACATGGTCTTTGCTAAAAAGAAATACAAAGACAAATGGCCTGATCAAGTTTCAAAAGCAAACTACAATTATTTAGAAGATCCTTGGGACAAAACAAAACTAGATTCTAAAATAACTGCTTGGAAAAAAGACACAGCTGGGCATACTTGTTACGAGGATCCAATATACAGTAAATGTATGAGGAGTTTATGTTACTCAAGACCTTTTGGAGTTAAGTCAGACACCATAACATCTTTTCCTGAAATAACAGATTTTCAAATTATAATGTACGCGGAACCAGAGTATAGATTTAATGTATCTCTTCCAGATGGAAGTAAGACAGAAGTTGTTGCAGCAAATAGAAAAATGATGACCCAACAAAAAGATTTATTAGATTTAATTTGGGAACAAACAGGTATCTATCACGAGCCTTTAAAACCAAAAGATTTTAGAGCAACACTAACTTTATTAAGAAAAAATTGTCAAAAAATAACACCACCTAAAGGAACACAAATAAATGATAGATTAGAAGAAGAGTTGTTCCAGTATTGTATTAATGGACCTCAAGCACAAAAAAGAACACAAATTGCAACTGGTGCATGTTTAACTGAGGAAGGTTTTCACTTTTTTAGATTTAATTCTTTTATTGAACATCTGGGTAACAGTTGGAAAATTCCAGAAGAAAAAATTGCACAAAAATTAAAAGATAGATGCAATGTGGAATTTAATGTTTCATTAAATGTAGAGGGTAAAACTATTAAAGTTTGTAAAGTTAAACAATTAGAAATTAAACAAATTGAGCACAAGGTTACAGAGAGAACTAAAAGCAATTACTAATGAGATATAAAGTTATAGGTCCTCCAGGAACGGGAAAAACAAGAAGACTTTTAAATGAAGTACATAGATATGTTAAAAAAGGAGTACCACTAGATCGCATAGGTTATTTTGCCTTTACTAGAAAAGCAGCAAGAGAAGCTAGAGACAGGTATCTAGCAAAAAACGAACACTTGACTAAAAAAGACATAGAGCATTTTCAAACACTTCATTCATTGGCTTTTAATAAGTTAGGATTAAAAGAAGAAAACGTGATGCAGGAGTTAAACTATAAAGCAATAGGTGAAAGTTGTGGAATACAAATAAAGTATGCATCATATGAAAAAAATTCGTGGAATGGAATATTTTCTTCGAACAGTGAATATTTAAACATAATAAATTTAGCACGTGCTAAACAAATATCTCCGTTACAACAATTTGATAAAAATGAACATTTAACTCAAGTAGAGAGAAATAAACTGGATGCTATTAATAAAGAAATTGATAATTATAAAAATACATACGAACTAATAGATTTTACAGACATGCTGGATAGGTTTTTAAAAAAAGGCAGTGTTAAAGATAAATTTGATGTTGTGTTTGTAGATGAGGCCCAGGATCTATCATTAATTCAATGGGCGGTAATAAACAAAATAGAAGAAGAAAATAAAGGAGTAGACATATGGGTTGCAGGAGACGATGATCAAGCTATTTTTGGTTGGGCTGGTGCAGATGTGGATTCTTTTATTAATTGGAAAGCAGAAGAAATTCCTTTAGAACAATCTGAAAGAGTTCCAAGTCAAATACAACAGTTAGCTCTTTCCATAATTGAAAGAGTTGAAGAAAATAGATTAGAAAAAAACTATCATCCTAAAAAAGAAAGAGGAGAAGTATTAGAAAGATTTAAATTAACAGATATTGATATGACAAAAGGAGACTGGTTAATATTAACGAGAACCAATTATTTATTAAAACCCATTCCTGCAATTTTAAAGAGACAAGGTTTATTTTTTGAAACATCTGAAGGGAATAGTATTAATAAATCTTTATATGAAGATATTGAATGGTGGAATAAAATTAGAAAATCAGAAGATGTCCCTGAAGTTTGTCGTCAAAGAGTAATGGAAAAAATAAAAGAAATAGACTTTAGTTTAGAATGGTATGATGCTTTTAATAATGTAGCAATTACTAAAAGAGAATATATGCGAGCAATGTTAGATAATGGTGAAAGTATTTTTAAAAAACCTAGAATTAAAGTTTCAACAATTCACGGAGCTAAAGGTGGAGAAGCAACCAACGTAGTTTTATTTTTAAATCAAACAATTAATACACTGAAAGGAATAAAGAAATCTAAGTCTAAACAAGATGAAGAATATAGGGTCTGGTATGTAGGCACAACAAGATCTATGAAAAATTTATATATAATAAGAAGCAATAATAAAAAGAAGGAGTTTAAGATATGAGTCATCCATATGCAGAAAGTAGAAAACGAGCAAGAAAAAAATGGAGACAAAGTTTTAAAGGTAAAGCATGGGATAAAGTATACAATCAAAGACCAGAAGTTAAAGCTAGAAGAAAAGAACTCTATATTCAAAGAATAATTAAGGAGAGTGTAATATGAGCGACGTATATAAAAAACAAATTGGAGGATCTCACTATTCTTCAATGAAGATTCAACCAAGTGAGTTTATAAATAAAAATAACTTGCCGTTTGCTGAAGGCAATGCTATAAAATATTTATGCCGACACAAGCAGAAAGGACAAAAGCAAGATTTGGAGAAAGCAATTCATTATTGTCAAATGGCAATCGATCGTGATTATCC